CGGGTACTGCAACTAGTTGGGCGTCGCCTAATGGGAATACGGCTGTATTTTGGGGGGTGGCAACCTATAATGCCGCTGGAGCTTATCTAATTCAATTTAATTTTACGGCGAGCGCGGAGCTATAAAATGCCGGCCGCGTGGAACATTGATGTCGCGGGTCAGCCGGGTCAACCGGCTGGGATTCAAGGTATTCAAGGTCCGCTCGGTCCTAGTTACGTAGGGACTTCGGGAACTAATTTACCGATAGCGATAGGTCCGGTTACCTTAACGACTCAATCCGGATTAGCTTATCAAGTCGGAACGCGAGCACGGATAGCTTCGAACGGAGACCCGACGCAGTGGATGGAAGGAGTGGTTACCGCTTATAGCGGTACGAGCTTAACGCTCAACGTAGACCTGACGAGTGCGAGCGCCGCGAGTCAACCTTCCTCGATCTTAGTTCCGGGCGGCGGTCAACTGACCTACGTTAGTTCGACTCAGCTTAAGTTCGGACCGTACAACGGCGATCGTATTAAGGTCAACGGAATCATCTATCCGATTCCAGTGGCTGGGATCGCAGGGCTCGGTACGACCGGTGTGTTTGTAAACGGCGTGGCCGGACAAAACCTCGCGGCGAGTACGACGTATTTTGTGTACGTTTTCAACAATGGTGGGACACCAACAGCGGACTTCTCGACGACGCCTTACGCGAACAGTACGACCACCGGCAACGTCGGTACGTTTATTAAGTCTGGCGACGATACGCGTACGCTGATCGGAATTGTTTGGATACCATCGACGATTGCATTTAACGATGGTTCTACGCTACGGGGCGTGCGTTCGTGGTTCAATCGCAAAACGCTGACGCTTTTTACCCAGCAAAGCTGGGGGCCGGGTGGGTCTGCAACGTGGACGTTTACCGGTGGATTTTTTACTTGGGTTGCGTTCGCGAGTGATACCGTCGTGGTTACGGGCAGTGGCTATGGCTACAACAATACTGGTGTGAATTCTGCTTACATAGGTATTGGCATTGACACTGTGAGCAATATTGTCGGTAGTTATTCTATGTGGGTGCAAACTACGGCTGGTGGTTATTGGGTGCCCTATAGCCATCTGGCCACTTATCAAGTAGAGGGAGCACATTCCGCATACATTGCCTATCAAGCTAATGGCGGTAGCGCTTTTGGTACAAGTTGGTTGACCGGAACGGTGAGCCAGTAGGATGCCGAACGACTGGAACCTCGCAGTAGCTGGTCAGTTCGGCGCTCCCGGAGGAGCGGTTGGACCTCCGGGACCTCCAGGCGCAGCCTATCTCGCGACGAGCGTAACGAACCTCCCGATAGCGACGGGACCGATTACCGTAACGACTCAAGCTGGATTAGCATATCTACCGGGAGCCCGCGCGCGACTTTCGTCTAATAGTAATCCGAATCAATGGATGGAGGGATTAGTAACCGCTTATAGCGGAACCTCGTTAAGCGTTAACGTCGATCTTACGAGCGCGATAGCGAGTACTGTAGCTCCTCCGGTTCTTCCGTTCTATCTCGGAGGCCTAACGCTCGCTAATAATGCGACGAGTCCAAACACTGTTTTAAATATTGGATACGGCGCGGCGACGTCGGACGATTATTCGACGTTAATGACGATACCGACAGCGAACTTTACGAAGAACGCTAATGCGGCTTGGGCGGTCGGTTCGGGGAACGGCGCGCTCGATAGCGGATCGGCGCTCGCGGCGAGTACTTGGTATCACGTCTTTTTAATCGAACGTAGCGACACGGGAATAGTAGATGTTCTAATCTCGACGAGCGCTAGTGCGCCGCTAATGCCGACGAGTTACGATAAGAAGCGGCGTATAGGTTCGATTAAAACGAACGCATCTTCGCAAATTCTCGGATTTATACAATTAGGCGATCAATTTCTTTGGACCACTCTCCCAGCAGGTTGGGAGACATCGAATGCAGCGGTTGCTGCGACGCCTGGAACTATATTTGTCGTGAATACTCCGCTCGGTGTTAAAACTTTGGCAATTATCAATGTGGCGCAAACTGTATGGACGGGTCAGTTATCGATTGCGAGTCTAGACAGCGCGGCACAAGCAACGCAAAACATGCCGTTTATAAACACGGCTGCTGGCTCCGCTCAAAGCAATAATCAATTTACTATTCGTACCGATGTTAATTCGCAAATTCGCGTGTCCGGCAGTTCCCCTTTAGCGTCAGGCTTATACATATCCTGTCTCGGTTGGTACGACTATCGAGGTAAATAAGTGCCGAACGATTGGAATATAGATATAGCGGGTCAGGTAGGGAAGCAGGGTCCGACGGGTCTCGCTGGCGGTCCTTTAGCGGACGCGCCTTCAGATAATACGACTTACGGAAGAATAAATGCTACTTGGGGAAGAGTGGTTAACGTCGCGGGCGATACTATAATTGGGACGTTAAAATCGACCGCTAATCCAAATTGTTTTGCGACTTCTTCAGCAACAATGGGAACTAGTTGGTACGCCATTAATATAACGAACGATGGGGCTGGTAATTGGCGATATATGAATAATGGGCCGGGTAGTTTAATTGGTCAAGCAGCGGGCGGAGGATTGAATTTCTACAGCGCTCCGTCGGGAACTGCGGGAGCGGTGGCTACTTTGGGAAGCCCTATTAATTTTGATGGCGCCGGTAATCTAAATGTTGCTGGCAGCATAGTTGTTAGTGGTAATACTACGCTACAAAATGTTTGGGTTAATGGCGCTTTCGAAACTAATATTACTATGGTGAGTAACCTTCAAGTTAATGGTGCTATTAATAGTACTGCCGTAACCACAAATAATTGTACCATCAATACTGGTCTTACAGTTGGACAACTAAATTGTACCGAGAACGGCGGTAACGGATCGTGTCAATGTGTATCCGGGTTTAGATACAATTACTGGGGTGGCGCCAACAACGTCATCGGCTTTTCTTATAATAATGTCGTCGCTGGCTTGGTTACTGTAAGTGTTGATTCTGGAGGGCTCTCGTATGCGCTCGCTAGCGCGGGCAGCGATCAAAGAGCAAAGAGTGATATTGCACCTTCGACTTTCGATTGTCTATCATTGGTTAAAGTTTTAAAACTTTACGAGTATCGATGGATGGATCAAAAAGATCTTGCTGCTCCGACTCTTAAAGACGATGCGATCTTGAATCCTGTGGGATTTATCGCTCAGGAATTACACCAGCAAGCAGAATGGGCTGTCTCTCCAGGTAATGATACGAAACCGCCATTCGGCCCGGAAAACCCGATGATAACTTGGAGTCTGCAACAAAATAATTTGATCGCGCTTCTAACCGGATCGATTCAGCAGTTAAGCGCTCAGGTCGAGATGCTGCGGGCTGAATTAACAGAATTGCGAGGACGCTAATGGGCCTTAGTTACGACGACTCCGCGAACTTAATGAGAGATGCAGCTTTTATGGGGCGGATTAAGGTTGCCTGTTTACAGTTCGCCGCGTATATTTCGAACGAGGCGGGGAATATTCCGGCGCACAATACGCGTTATCGTTGGGCACTAAATACTTTGAATGCGCCGGATACGGCAGCTAATAGTGTTACGCCTACTGTAGTAATGGATCCAGCGGTTCAAGATAAAGGTACGGCTATTCTCGATAAGGATTTACAATCTGCGGTCGAGAATGCTGTTAACAAGTTGATGTAAGATGGCGTATCGCGCGGTCTTTTGTCACGTTTGCGGTTCGCCGGTAAAGTGGCGCGATTATGTAGGTCCAGTATGTTATAAGGATTATCATCCGGTTACCGACCCGTATGTTCCGCCGAAGCCCCCTCCGCCTAATCCGCAGGATGGGTGGCCTCTCGTTTGGACGGACGATACTGTTCCTTTAAAGGGGTAGTAGTTATGCCGATGTCTCCGCACAAAGGCGAGAGCCAATCCGACTTTATGGGACGCTGCGTTCCCGATTTAATGGGCGACGGTAAGCGCGAGCAGGATCAGGCGGTAGCGGCTTGTCTCAGTATTTGGCGAGAGGATAAGAAGGCGGCAGCGATCGCTATTACGCCTCCGAAGAAAGACGAAAGCCTCGCGGACTTTATGGCGCGCTGCGTTCCGGAGGTTATGGCGGCCGATCCGAATACGACTGAGGAGCGCGCGCAGACTCAATGTAGTGTTACATATGAGGAGTATCAAGTGCCCGGTAACCCCACAGGTATTCGTGAAGTAAAACACAAGACCCATGCTGCAGACGTTTCAGGTATGGAGTTCGTCCTTTCCGACGAGACACCGGATCGGATGGGCGACGTTATTATGGCGAACGGCTGGGAGTTTAAGGACTTCCAAAAAAATCCAATCGCCTTATTTAATCACAAAGCTGATTGGCCTATCGGAACTTGGAAAAATTTACGCGTAGAGAATAACTCGCTTCGTGGAAGCCTTAAGTTGGCTCCGGAAGGGACCTCTCCGCGAATAGACGAGATACGCCGGCTGATCGATGCCGGGGTACTCAAGGCTGTGTCTGTTGGCTTTCGATCCATAGCCTCGGAGCCGAGAAAGTCACCAGACGCTAAGTGGTTGGGAGAAACCTTTACTAAGACGGAACTTGTAGAGACCAGCTTAGTATCGGTCCCAGCTAATCCGAACGCCTTGGCTATTGCTAAGGCAATGAAAATCTCTCCTACAACTATCGACATGGTCTTTGCCAAGACCGGCAGCGCAGACCTTGTAGATACGTTGAAGAGAGCCGCAGGCAAGCCCGCCAAGACTACACCTCCGGTTCGGAGTATACAAATGACTGGTTTGTTAACTCCTCGGATTGAAGCTTCAGAGGCACGGTTAAATCAATACCGTGACCAGCTTACCGAGCATCTTAAGAACGTTAATGACGAGAATGTCAGCGATACTGATCTCGCCACAACGTCAGAACTTAATGCGAAGATTACTCAGGAGGAGAAGACGCGGGAAAGCCTTACTGAGGCACAGTCGCGGCTCGCTAAGACGAGCGTAACTCCTGAGCAAGCTACTACTGAGCAGCGCTCCCTCGAAACCGGCGGCGATACGAAACTAACGGTATACAATCCGCGTCCGTTCGCGCTACCGACGAAGAAGGTTAATGCGCTTGATTACTTGTGGCGAACGCTTTGTGTAAAAGTGAAGCATCACCACGAGCACGGCCAGCGTCCGATCCTGGAAATTGTAAAAGAAACTTATGGAGACGACGAGCCAACGAAGGCTATGGTCAGCTACTTGGCGCGCGCCGCTAGCGCTCCAGCTACCATCCCTCAGGCCGGTTGGGCGGCTGAACTCGTTACTCAAGTGTGGATGGACTTCCTACAAGCTTTGCACCCCTTCTCAGTATTTCCTGGGGTCTCAGCTAAGGGAAGCTCATATACATTCGGGCGCAACGGCGTGATTAATCTTCCGCTGCGCAATCCTACCCCTTCGCTCGCGGGTTCGTTCGTAGGAGAAGGCGCACCTATTCCTGTTCGTCAGGGAGGGTTCGCGACCGCGCAGTTGACTCCGAAGAAGATGGCTGTTATCTCGACGTTCACGCGTGAGATCGCAGAACATTCTACTCCGGCTATCGAGGGGATCATCCGTGAATCCATCATGATGGATACGGGTATTGCTATTGATACAGTGCTCCTGGACGCTAATCCGGCGACGGCTGTACGTCCTCCGGGTTTGCTTAACGGAGTTACGGGCATTCCTCCGAGCGCTGCGGGAGCTTCGTCGGTCGCTGCTCTTAACGGCGATTTGAAGCTACTGATCAACGCTCTCAATACGGCCACATTGGGTAATATCCGTAGCCCGGTATGGCTCATGACGCCGCAAAATGCCGTAGCAGCTAGCCTCGCTATGACGACTACGGGCGACACTCCGTATCGCGACGAAATTAGTCGCGGTACGCTTTTGACCTACCCGATCATTAAAAGTACAGTGGTGCCGACGAATACGCTCATCCTTATGGATGCTGCGGATTACGCCAGCGTTACCGAAGCGGCTCCTCGCTTCGACGTTAGTGATCAGGCCGTCCTCCACATGGAGGATACGACGCCTTTGGCTATCAGTTCTCCTGGTACGCCTCCGACTGTTGCTGCTCCAGCCCGCTCGCTGTGGCAGACGGATACCATTGGTGTCCGAATGATCCTTCCGATGAATTGGCTCCTGCGTCGTACCGGTATGGTTCAGTTCATGACCGGCATGACTTGGGTCTAAACTATCGAGGGACCTAAGCGGCGCTAAGTACATAGCCTTGGCGTCGCTCTTTTTCTTCAAACGGAGGAAGTCATGACTGAACAAGAAATGCCTGCCCACGTAAGCGAAGCCTTGGAGAAGACCAAGGAGACCAAACAAAAGATCGTTGAGGAAGTGGAGAAGCGTATGAGCGGAAAACCTACTCCAACTCAGGAAGAGTTGGACAAGGCCAATCTTGGGTTCGCTTCGACGCAGCACGAAGATGATGGTAGCGGTCCCGATCCTTTTGCTAAAAAAGAGGACAAAGACAACGGGAAGAAAACGAAGCAGAGTGAGGCGAAGCCTTCGAGTGCGCCTTATTCAACGCGCACATCTCATCCCGCAGGCCATCAGTCGTAATCTAAATGCGCCTTCCTCTACTTTCTCGCGTAGCTAACCTTTGGCGTACCAGGGCCGACGGCGATTCCAAGCCGGGGCCTTGGTACTTGCCGATTACAGGCGGTTGGCTTACGGAGGATATCGGAAGCTTTTGGAACTGGTGGCAGATGGGCGGGCAACCCATTCCCCAGTCCGCCCAATCGGCTATTGTAGAGGCTTGCGTATCGGCTTATGCGCAAACTTTAGCAATGTGCCCTGCCGATCACTGGAAGGCGAACGATAAGGGAGGACGCGATCGAGTTACGACTTCCGCGTTATCGCGGATATTAAAAAAGCCAAACGATTATCAATCTAATTCAGATTTCTTTATGAATATGGTTAGGTATATGTACTTAACCGGAAACAGTTATGCTTTGGGAGTTAGAAATCAAAGGTTCGAAATAGATGAATTACATATTATGCACCCGGAAATGTCGTGGCCGCAGTTGGCGACTACGGGAGATGTATTCTACCGCATGGGCGGTAATCATGTTGTTAATTATCGCGTGGGTGAAGGGCCAGTTTTAGTTCCTCAGCGCGATGTTCTTCATCTTCGCTTACATATTAATCGTTCGCGTTGGCCCTATCCATTGATAGGGGAAACCCCGCTTATGTCGGCTATGGGAGACGTATATGTTCAAGCTGCAATGATGGATCAACAATCTGGGTTCTATAGAAACCAAGCTCGACCCTCCGCCGTTTTGCAAACTGACTTAGTTCTCGATAAGGAACAAGTTCAATCTTTGCGCGACCGGTGGAACGAACAAACTAAATCATTACGCGCCGGCGGCACTCCGATCCTAACAGGCGGATTAAAGGTAAGTCCTTGGACGGTGCAGGGACGCGACGCGCAGCTAGCGGAGATGATGAAGATTACTGAAGATCATATCGCTCTCGCTTTTCGAGTTCCGAGTCAAGTTCTTGGATTAGCTCGCGAAGGCGGTACAAGCTATCGTTCGACCGAAGTGTTAATGCAGCAATGGATTGCGACCGGATTAGGATTTTGTCTCGCGCATGTTGAAGAAGCGCTTAACCTACTGTTTGGCTTAAAAGGCAAGCCCGATGAATATGTAGAGTTTAATACTCAGGTATTGTTACGATCTGCTCACAAGGATAGAATTGATGCTCTTGCGCGCGGGGTTCAAGGCGGCATTTACTCGCCGAATGAAGCGCGCGGACTGGAAGGCCTTGATCGGGCTAAATCCGGAGACGAGCCACGCGTCCAACAACAAGTGGTCCCGTTAAGCGCCGCCGAAGGAATACCGAAGGCTCCGGGTCCGAACGCGGCTCCTCCCGCTTTAGGTCCTAAGCCTCCGGTCGAGCCCGCACCACAGTTACCTAAGCCCAAGCCGCAAGCGAAACAAAATGACGTACAGCGAGAACTTAGAAAGCTCCGCGCTGGAGCCGCTAGGATTGGACGCGATCGAGTCAATCCTTGAAGCTTTCCGGCAGGCGCTTCAGCAAGAGTTAGCCGAGAACCAATATCAGTGGAAGCGCGAGCGCGCTCTGATAGAGGCTCAGGCTGGGAAGACTATTGCGGAATTACGCGCACAAGTTACTGAGCTTTCGGCTAAAGTTGATAGCATGGTTACTAAGCGCCTTGCGACGGTTCGCGATGGGCGCGACGGTCCGACTGGTCCTCCAGGTCCACCTGGCGACCCTGGTACACCCGGTTCAACCGGTGCCACCGGTTTGAAGGGTGATACAGGCGACCCAGGCGACCGAGGAGAACCCGGCTGCGACGGGCCACCGGGTCCGCGAGGATTAACCGGTGAGCCCGGCGCACGCGGCGAGCCCGGACCTCCCGGCGAGCCCGGACCTCCCGGCGAGCCCGGACCTATCGGCTTAACAGGCCTGCCCGGACCTAGCGGCGAGCGCGGAGGACCCGGAGAGCCCGGACTTAAGGGCGAGCCCGGAGAGCCCGGACCTCGCGGAGAGCCCGGAGAACGCGGCGAAACAGGCTTGCCCGGACCTAGCGGAGCCCTAGGGGAGGCTGGGCCTCCCGGAGCTAGGGGAGAGAAGGGCGAGCCCGGAGAGGCTGTCGTAGGGCCTCCGGGACCGCGCGGAGACCGGGGCGAGGCTGGAGAGGCTATTACGGGGCCTCCCGGAGAGCGCGGAGAGAAAGGCGAATTGGGACCGAAAGGCGACGCGGGTCCGATTGGAGAACCGGGTCCCAAAGGCTTAGTAGGTTCTCCGGGGAGCGTAGGTCCTCCGGGCGAGCGCGGAGAGAAAGGCGACGTGGGCGAGCGCGGACCTATCGGGCTGTTATCTAATGTTCGCGAATATGCGCCAGGAGCCGTTCACTATAGC